ATTCCATTACTTGTTGTGCTCCACTTGGAACAATTGGGTCAAATAATGTAATTTCGATATCTTGCCACTCACCTTTACCTTTTAACTGTCTTTTAACGTTAATATGGTCAAGGGTAACCTTTTCAAATGTAATTGAAGGTCTGTTAGCCGCTTTGATTAAATATGATTGTATACCATCGATTTCCATGATGAATCTATTCTTCATCTTCGGTTCGAAGTTGGTATAGAACATTTCGTTAAATTCTAATACTTCTGCCATTTGTTTTTATTCTCCTATTATACTAATAAATATAGTTTTTTTATTTTTCTAATTATGCCGTAAAACTAGCACCGGTTGGTAAAATGTTGAAATCAATTACAATGAATTCAGCAGTTTTGGTAGGTTGTAAGTAAATAGCCCCTGCCAAGATATTTCTATCGATAACATCTGGTGTGTTGTTTGATTCATCCATTACCACTCTAAATGAATATAAACCTTGTCTTTGTTGTATTCCTTCTAAATAAGGATTAACAGTATTCAAGAATTTACCTCTTGTTTGAGATGTGTTTTGTTCGAATACAAGGTATCTTGATGTAGATGCAATGTATTTCTTCACTTTGATTAATAATCTTCTTACGTTGATTCTATCAAGTGCCGATGAACGGTCTTGAAGTGTCTTTTGTCCAAATGCTACGATACCTTCTCCAGGGAAAGAAGCGATAGGGTTAATTTTTCCTTCATACAATGTATCTCTTTCAGCGTGAGTTAATCTGTTTAGAACAGAAACTGCTCCTACAATACCACCTCTATTTAAACCTGCAGGTGCGAACCATTCAGCTGCAATAGCATCATTGGCTGCATATATTCCGGGCATCAATACTGATGGTGGAACGGTTGTAAGTTTGTTTGTTCTTGAATCGATTGTTTTAACCCATGGGTAGTAAGTTCCAACATAGTTAGAATCTACATTATTACCTTGGTCTACTGCATCTGTAATAGTAGAGTTATAATCAACCAGTTCACCAATAAAGAATGCATCTTCACGTGATTCAACCATATCGGTTACTTTATCAAATACATAAGAATGTAAACTTCTAACAACACCTGGTACAGATACTAAGTTGATATCAAAATCATCAGGGTTAGATACAGAAGCAATTGCTTTTACATATGCAACCGAACCACTCGCTGTAGATGATGCTAAATCAAATCCTTGAGAGTTTCCAGCTCCCCAAGTTCCTAATGTTTCAATATCACCTGCTTTAGCTGCTTTTATTCTAGGGTCTCTACCATCAAATCCTTCTTGGAATCCTATGGTAAATTGTCTTTTATTTATAATTTCATTAGAATCACCAGTTGTTAATTCATATCCAAAATTATAAGTAGTACCATTGGCATCAACAACTATATCAGCATCAAATGCAAAATAACTATTTGAACCAGTATAAGGTAAAGTACCAGGAATTGGGTTTAAATAATGAGAGTTATCAATTTTAACAACTGCAGTTTCTAAATTAATACCACTATACGTAGTCGAAGTAGATGCATTGTTTGAAATAGAACCTGTTGAGAAAATTACAGCAGGAACTCTAACAGAGTCTGCCTGAGATGTCTGTATTGGGTTTAAATATGATTCATGCCCAAATGGAGCTGCAACTATTGGGAATACACCTTCATTTACAGTTTCAACTCTTACGAATTGAGAACGGTTTGAGTAATCACCATTTAACGTTTGTTTACCATTTTCATCAATAACAACATTCATATCACCAATTATCTTTTTGATATAGTTTGGTGAAGCAGGGTCCATTGTTATGTTAGAATATGTTTCTAATACAGATTTTCTTCTATCGGTATCAGAGTATCCTCTAATCATTAATGAGAATGTAGCGTAATCAGTAGAGTTGGTAGTACCGGCTGCTTTTACATTAAAGATAGATACTTTATATTCTTTGTTATAGTTTGAACCATCACCAAGAGTATGTAATCTAAACAAACGATGTCTATCACCTGAAATTAGTTGTGATACTACCCATGGAGTAGATGCATGTTGAATATCTTGAGTAAATTCTTGAGTAGGTAGTTGTAATAAATTTATTTGGCCACCTGCAGATAATTCATCAGATTGACTTACAGCAGCATTTTCAAAATAAGTATATGTATAAGCTTTTTTAGAACCCCTTGGGTTTTCACCAAATACATCTGATAAATCATTACCAGCCGATGGTAAGATTGATACAGAACCACTAAAACCAATTTCCGAACCACTAATAGTAAAATTAGAAGAACTAGCTTCTGCAGTTAATACAATATCAGAAGCACTAACCATACCAGTATCTAATGTACCAAGATGAGTGGAATGTAATGTTCCTACGATTTTACCAGTAGTAGAACCACTTTCAAGCACTTCAATTGCAATTGGAGCAACTTGTTCATAACCACCGATGTGTCCAACACGAACGATAGTTACTGTTCCAGCTTCTCTTAAATAATTTTGTACGGTATATCCCGTGTAGAAATCACCATTCGGTGTTCCGAATATTGATTCAAATTCCGATTGGGTACTTACAACGGTTGGTACGAATGCAGGGCCCTTGTGAAAAGGTCCTATTATTGCTGCTCCGATTTCTCCAATCCCTTGTGATAAGAACGAAAGGTCGTTTTCTCTCGTAAATACACCAGGTGATACAATCTTTTCTGCCATGTTTTATTACTCCTTGTTATGTTTTTGTATAATAATACTCTTTATATAAGTATAGTGTTGTTTCTCGAAGAATAAAATTACTCTTCAGTTTCTTCTTTAGGAGTAGGTGTAAATTCACCAGTTGTTGGGTCGTAATTACCATCTCCGTACTTTTCATTCAAACTTTTGAACAATTCTTGTTCTTGTGTTTGTAATTCTGCGTGTTTTTGAAGTAATTGATTTTCTACACCTTCAATTTCTGAAATTCTTCTTTTCTTTTCAATTGCAACTTGTCCTAATTGAGTGAACACATTTGCAACTTCTTGTCTTAAACCATTGATTGAAGTTACTTCTTCTTCTGTAAACTTAATTGCTTCCGCCATTTTTATAAAATTTAATATTTGTGTTTGTTATGTTAATATATATAAATATATAGAATTACTCCAAACGTAAAAATTATTTTCTATTAAGTATCAAATGTGTGGTTTATAGTTAAAGTAGATGACCATACCGAAGCTAATCCTTGGTCATATGCTCTTACTCTTAAATAATAAGTATCAGTTGGATACCCACTAACATTATGTGAAGTAGTTGCCCATTGAGTACCTGATGCGTATATTGTAGAAAATCCAGCATCCGTTGCCATCTGCCAATCATAAGCTGTGATACCCGTTGTTCCAGTTGAAGCCGGTGCTGTCCATGAGATGGTAGCAGGACCAGTTGAGTAAGAACGACCTGGTACAGCTGGTGCAGTTAAATCTGAATGAGAGCTTCCTCCTTTGTTGTGAGTTACATACCCATTAACTAAGTAAGTATCTTCTTCTTCAACATCAATAGAAACGATTTCTACGGTCTTTTCAACTATTTCAGTAGATGTTACTTCAATTTCAATTAAAGAACTACCATCTTGTTTAATTAGTTTATCACCAACAACTAAGTTATGTAATTCTTTGAATTTAAACAATCCATCAACAGAATCTTTTACCAACATTGGGTGTTCTGCAGTACCAGTAATTTCACCATCATTAATATTGTAATATCTCGATGCAAATGAATAGGTAAGGTTAACAATAGTTACATCTTTTGGAGTTTCACCGATTGTATCAGTTGACCAATCAAAGAAAGTTCCATCTGAATCCGAACTTAATCCGTTTAAAGAGTATCCTTTTAATACATCCCCTTCTTCCAAATCTCCAGCATCAATAATTTCACCATTTGCTAATAAGATAGGAGAATCGGCAGTTAAACATAGTGCGGTAGAGTTACCATCATATGAATCAACAGAATAAACTGTCTTATCTATGTTAGTATTATATCCAGTTGCATGGTCATTAAAACCATCAGCAAATACTACTCTAATAGTATTAGCGGATACTGTCTGTAATACTCCACCACTATTTGGTCTATCAGAAACAGTAAATACTGCTGATGTACCATTATTAGTA